AAGGCGTTACGCCCTGCCCTTTCACACCACGAATGCTGTTTGCAATGACCGTTGCATCACCACCTTCGACAATCGCCGCAATTGAGTGCGGTGGTAACCCGTTAGCATCTGGGTTATCAGTATCGTTCTCATACAGCTTATGGCGCGTTACGCCATCGATGTTTGCTATCGCGCCATCAACGGCTTCAAACGGCGTTAAAGAGGGTAATGCAACGCTTTGGGACTGCCTTACGCGTAATTGTGCGTCAGTCTCAGCGGCAACACCCACAGTGGCCGCCAGCGGGTTAGTCACTGAAGACCATCCACGCGTCGGCGTGTTGATGGCGTTTACCGACCCAGCTACTGCGGCTACTGCCCCCGCATTCGCACAGGTAGCTGTGGCCACTACGGTACCGCTGGCACCAATGACTACTGTGGCTGGTAGATTCCAGACCACACGGTTTGCGTCGCGCACGGATCCGTTAGTGATGGCCGTGCCTACGGTGCCGGTAAGTAACAAATCGACCGTTGAATTTGTCGCTGCACGCCGGGTAATGCCGTTAATTTTGACGTTACTGGACAGGCCGGCGCCAATCGCCGTCGATGGTGAAAAACTGTTATAGACAGCGATCGCCGTATTGTTTGCATCGTGAATAGCCAGCGCCACCAGGGACACCATCTGTCCGTCTTTACTGTCAGGGTCGATATAAGCATCACTGCCGTAAATCTGCTGGAAATAGCCAGTGATGGTGTCCAGCACGGTCTGATAATCGGGCGCACTTATCCCCTCAGCGGTTACCGTTGCCGATAAGCCGAGTGTATCGAGGTCCAAAGACATTACGCCTCCGAGGTTACTGTGGTTGTCCCGTAGAGGGTTTCTACCGTTGCTGTGAACGTTACACGGCGCGTGCGGCCGTCAACTTCGGTGTTAAATTCGGTGATAGAGCTCACGCCCTGCGTTTCCAGAATGCGCCGGCGGATAGCCAGGTTGTAGGTATCTGGTCGTTGTTTTCCGAGGACTGACTGAATCCAGGGTGTTCCCTCTGTGGTATCGAGGAACCACTGACCGTACCAGAGCAGAAATCGCGTTTTAATGGCCTGCGCTACGGCCTCAGGAGAGTTTACCAGCCAGGTATCATCACCCTGTCCAAAGGTGTAATCACCGTCATCGTCTTCACGTCGGTATCGCATTATTCAGGCCCCCCGGTGCTGTCGTTACCATGCTCAACCCCACCATGCGTGTGCGTCATCAGGCTCTTACCGCCTGCAGTCACGTCGTTGGTTACGGTTACCGGGCCGTGCATCGTCGCGGAGCCTCCGCTCTCACCCATTCCTTGCGACAGATTTCCGTTGATCGTCACGTTGCCGTTAAGGATGATTTCAGGAGAGGTTATTTCCGTGCCGCCGTCAGCGCTGGCCGTCAATTTACCCGGCGTTTTAACGGTGACGTCATGACCTGCTGCCACTTCAATAAATGCCGATCCGTCGTCGGTACGCAGCTGCGTGGCCGTAGTGCTGATGCCGCTGATTTTCTTTGCCTGCGACTGCGGGCCGACAATACAGAAGGCATCCGATAAATCGTGCATGCGACCGTCTACCGGCTCCTGTACACCCCCGCTTTGCCACCAGAAATCAATGCAGCGGTCGGCAAATATCACCAGACACTCATCGCCTTCGCTAACGGGAAAAGTGAGCGTACAGCCGCCCCCGCGGGGGAATACAACTGGAACATCCACCAGCAGCGGATAATCCTTCGTGCTTTTGTTGCCGTCGTTGTCGCGCTCGATGTAGCGGATCGCTGGCTGAACAACAGCCGTCAAAGATTCTGGGTCGAATGACTGGATGATCCCCGGCAGTGCTACGCGCATTTGCTCGCTAAGCGTCTTTCGCTCAGACGCCAGAACCTCCGCCAGCGCCCCACTACGGGTTTGGCTTGATACGCCCATGTTTTCTCCAGATAATGATTACCCTCACTTAGTGAGGGGTAGAATAAAAATTTAATTACTTAGTATTTTTGACTACAGGAGATACCTATGGGCTTCAGATTTAGGAAGCGGATACTCATAGCTCCAGGCCTAGCAATCAATATCAGCAAGAGTGGCGTTAGTACGTCGATTGGCCCAAAAGGCGCCACTACCAACATAAGTGGAAGAGGAATAAAAACCACCGTTGGAATTCCGGGATCCGGTTTGTCATACACCGTTGGCCCAGGGAAAAAATCTGGAAAAGCTACATCGGAAGAGGAATTTTCAGAACAGGAACCAACGGCTCAAAGGGAAGGGATCCATTGGTGGAGGCTTGCAGTTTTCATCATTGCCGCCATAGTTCTATCGCAAATATTTAAGCAGTGAGATTTTAGCCCTGATTAACTCAGGGCTTTTTTATACTGTTTTGCATGGATATGAACCAATCAATTTAGGCGCATCCATACTGTTCTGTAGCAGTTGAACATTGAGCCAAGATTTGCCATCCCGCTTGATGAATTGAAATCCGTAATTATTTCCATCACGGGAAGGCATTATACCCATATCCCATTTGGCATTTGATTCGTCACCTTTCTTTCCGAGATATTTAACCTTTTGACTGGTAACCAATTCTCCATTGATTCTTACCAGACCCTCAGAATCGTTAATAGTTAGCTTGTAACCGCCACATTGGATGGCAGAAAGTGCCGGTGCAGAAAATAAAGCGATCAATATCAATAATTTTTTCACCCAGCGCCTCTCTCCAGTGCTGATTGAGTTTTTAGATCCATCGCGCCACGCGCTTCACACATCATATCCATGTACCACGCCTGGCCCCTTGTGTCGCCAGTGTACATAATGCCGCGCACAATATAAACGCCGTCGGTCGCAATACTGGCCGGTTGTGCGGTGGTGCCTTCGACGGTGATATTGCCGTTGTTATTCTGGTCGGTGATACGCCCCTGCGTCATGGCGATGTCATTATTACCCAGCACGGTGCGGTACACCGAAGCCTGGTTAAGCTCGATAAGTCCATTAACCCGGATATTTGGGTTGATCAGGCAACGGACGTTAACGCCGCTGCCGATGGTCTGCTGCGGCATGCCGATCAGCCCGGTGGAACTGTTCAACTTAATAGCATCGTGAACCACTTCGTTTTTCGCCACCATCTCACGCTTACCATCAACAAACATCCAGTCAGCCTGGCATTGATCGGCAACGTTATCCATCAGGTGACGCGTCATGCCAAAAAGCACCCGCCCGCGCGGGTAAACAGTAGCGGGCATAGCTGGAGTGCTTCCCTCAGTCGCGCCTTTTGCGTTGAAATCCTTCATCAGTGCCGCATTGACATCTGCAACCGTATAGCCCGCCGCAAGTGTCTGCGTCGTGATCGAGGTTGCAAATGCCCGGTCCGAGTCGGCCGCCTGAATCAGCACAAAGCTATCGATGGGGTTATCTTTGCCGGTGATGGTGTAGCGGATCTCGCCATCAAAGATAAGCCCGTAGTTCCGCCCGTCCATCTGACCCACGTTATCGGGGTTTACCCTTCGCGCTGTACCGACCTGGCTGGCGGAAACATCCGCTGCAATCCCGTCGTAACCGGCAATTACCCGGATACGGGTAAATTCATCACCAACAATCCGGTTAACGGTATCAGCGGCCAGGTTATACACCTTGAAGGTCCCTACCCGCGTTTCACTGCTCAGATTGAACCAGTCGATGGTAAAAGTGACCTTGAAGCTACCGAAGTCGGTAGCGTTGCCTTTCGCGTCGACAAGCTGCAGCTCAAAATGCCGCATCCAGTTCTGTGACATGGTTACTCCGTTACCGCGTAAAGATGGCTGTTTATTCCGAGATCGGTTTCGGTGGGGTTTTCGTTCGCCGGGTTATCACAGCCGACATAAAGCGAAAACCCCAGCCCGAGATAATCGTACTGCGCCAGCAGGTCAGCGCCGGTGATAAGCGGCACACCTTTAATCAGGTCGCCACCGCTGCTGTCCATGATGTCCAGACACCAGAACGCAGCCCGCCAGGTAACCGCCATCTGAAAACTCTTCCCCGCCAGCGATATTGAAAACGACTGATTTTCTGGTGACAGCGGGATTTCTGATACGGCCATTTATCCTCCGGTTGCGTAGCCAGCCAGCCGGCTTAACAGGGACTCATTTTTCGCCGCCGGCGTTTTTACTCCTGAGTTCTGCACTGCTGAAGTATTCGCCCCCAGTTTCATGTCTTCTTTGACTGCTACCTGCGTGGTGGTCGTGCTCGTGATAATGACCTCGCGAAGCGTAAGTACAGCAGACAACACATTTTCTGACGTCCTGTCGGTCGTGACCTCCAGCGCACGGATCAGCATGTTGGAGTAAATCCGCTTACCGGTCACCACATCGAAAGGTACCCTGCTGTTCTGCAGGTCCAATAGTTCCTGATACGTTTCTTTCGGACTAAGGCCCACACTCAATCCGAAAGACGTGGTATCAAGAAAATCGAGCAGTGACCCGCCGCCAGAAAACCCGACTTGCATAACCACTTCTGACGGGCGGCGATAGGCGTGGTCAGAAATTGCAGCGCCGACCTCTACCGGGTGTTCGGTAATTTCCAGCGTGTCATTGTGCTTTTCAGAAATGACGACGCTGGGAACGATCAGCCCGATTCGTCGGCTTTGCTGCTGAAACAGCGTAGAAAGAATATCCATCAGCCAGCCCCGTTTTGATTAACCCGCAACACCCTGGCGTTCGCTTCAAGCTGCCGGCGTCCGACTTCCTGGCCGACTTCCTGTGCGTTAGCGCCGTAGATGTTGTAGGTGTTCTGCTGCTGAACCTGCGCACCAGCTGCCTGATGAGCCAGCGGGCTGTTCCAGTTCGAATAGCCCTCTTTACGAGCCATTGACTGCATAAGGGCACCCATCGTATTTGGATCGGACAGGTTAAGCGCCGCCGTCGGCGACACCCCCATCCATCCTGCAACCTGACGTGCATACTGCTGCGGGTCGTTGTTGTCGCCCGCCGGCGCCCAGGTGCTGACGATATCCATGATGGTCTGCAGGCGGCGCCCGGTTGTTTTCCCTGTGAAGTAGCGCATCAGTTGGTTTTTCATGGCTGTCCAGCCTTCAATCGCCGATCCGAACGCTCGGAATCCTCCACCGCCGACAGGGCGAATGTTCCCAGGATTGTTGTTGC